TGCCGCTCCAACAGCTGTTAAACCAATAGATAATGGTATTAAAGCTGAAGCTGTCAACATTAAACCTGCTGCTAAAACAGGATCTGCTAATTTAATAAGTTGGTCAAAAAGTGGTTCTAATTTATCCGCCACCATACTAGCCATTGCTGCTCCAACAGTAAATAAAGCTAATCCATATCCTAAACCTATTAATCCTATACCAAAAGCAGCAGCTCCTACTCCTAATGCTATTAAAGCAGGTCCTGTTTCTTTTATACCAGTTAGCATTTCTGGGTCAGCTAGTGCTTTTATAGAGTCTTTTAAAAGACTTATGTCAGGGGCTATTCTAGCAGCTACAGCAGCACCAACAGCGAAAGCCATTAATGCTAATCCTAATATGCCTAAAGATACAGCACCTAAAGTTATACTTATAAACATTCCTCCCATTTCAGCTACATCTGTAGCTAAACCTAAGAGCATAGTTGAAAAAGATTCTACTACTTTAAAATCAATGCCTTTTAACATATTAAATGCTATTGCTGCTGGCATTAAGGCAAGACCTAATATGGCTAAAGCAGCTGAACCCAAAGCTATAAAAGGAAATAAAAATCCTAAACCCGCAGCGGCTAATGCTAATAACGGTAAAGCAATAGAAAAAGCAACTATTGAGCTTATATCTACTCCTTTAAGTAAACTAAATGCAAATGCTGCAGGTATTAAAGCTACTGCTAAAATTCCCATTGCTAGAGCTCCTTGTATAATACCAGAAGCATATTTACCCATTAAAGCTACTGTTGCTCCTAATATACCTAAAGAAGCTGAAAAGGCTATCATTTGAACAGGGTCTACATCTTTTAACATCATCATAGCTAAGGCAAATGAACCGCCTAAAATAATGCTAGCTATTCCTAATGCTACCGCACCTTTTACTACATCACCAAATTTCTTTCCCATAGAAGCTAAACCATCTCCTAATCCTTTTAAAAAGTTTTTTGTTTCTTTACCTTGACTACCTTTAACACCTTTAGTAGATTGAGCAGCTTTACTTATACTATCAGTTTTAGGTATAGCGTCTTTTGATGATTTAAACATACTAGCAAAACCTTTACCTAGACTTTTCATGTCTTTAACAGTATTAGAAATGTTTTTAGCTATTTTAACTGCTATTATAGTACCTATAACCGTTAATAAAGGAATTAAAACATAAGAATTGTCTAATAATTTTGCAAATCCTTCTACTATAGGAAATAAAGCTTGTTGGACTTTAGATATGACAATTTCAAATTGTTTTTGTACTTCAACTCGTTTCATATCATCATAGAGAGCTTTTTCATTATCATTAAGAGCTTCTCTATTGACATTTCTTCTCATTTTATCAGCTACAATCATTTTAGCTACTTCATCTCTACTCATACCTAAAGATTTAGCAATAGCATCTTGTTGTATTCTGTTACCATGTGCGAAAGTACTTATTATGGCTTGGTTTTTGCCTATTTCTTTAGCAACACCCTCCATATCATTGTTTAAGGCTAAACCTCTAGCCCTATCAAGATTTAATTCTTTACCTGTTAATAACTCTGCTTCTAATTCATTAGCAATAGATTGTTCAAAATTAAGAAGACTGTCAGCTGTTTTTTCTATGTCAGCTAAAGTTAATCCTAATTTTCTAGCTTCCATTGCAGCTGCAGCTATCTTTTTTTCATTACCTCCCATACTAACCTGGAATGCTAATGAAGATTTGGCTACATCTTGTAATATTTGTTTTTTATTTAAAGCAACCCCATTAACTTTTTGGAATTGATTAACTTCTTTGATTAAACTATCATTTTGGTCTTTAATTTCTTTACCGTTAATTTTAGATAAAGCAGCTAAAGCACCTGCTTCCTCAGCTGCTAGACCAATTTGGGTGGTCATTTCAGCTACTTCTTCTATATCTTCTTTAGTAAATACAGCGTCAGCTGCAAAACCAAACTGTTTAGTTAAATCAGTAGCTGCTTGGATGTAATCAACTCCAGTTATTAATTTACCATTTAAGGTATCTAAAGAATTAATATTACTTCCTGTTAATCTACCATATTCAGTTTGTGCTTTATTTAATTTTAAAAAACCATTTATCATGCCCCCTATTATAACAAGGGGATCTGTAAGATTTTTAGCTAATCCTTTACCTAATTCTGATAAGCCCGCTGAAAGGACTTTAAATTTACCTGCAAAACCAGCTGCTTTATTACCATTATCTGTAACTAATTTGGCTTGTTTTTTCATAGCCTCATTAGCTTTATCAAAATTCATTAAACTAGCAACTTGACCTAAACCAAATTTCGCCATAGCCTCATTAGCACCTTTTAACGCGGCGCCACCAAGACCCATAGCTTTATTAATATTTTCTTCTTGTTTTAATCGTTTTTCAACGTTTTTAAGAAAGTTTTCTTCAATTGTAAACTGTTCTTTTCGAGCTTTTAATAAAGATTCTTCTTTTTCATCAAGTTGATTAGTTGCTTTTAACTCTTCTAGTTTCTTTTTAAAAATATCGTCATCAATTTCTAATATGTCTTTTTCCTTGGCTAATCGGTCTGCTGCATCTTTAATACTTTTAAGTTGTATAGTTGATTGTTCTCTTAATTTATCTATTTGGTCTTGAGAAAGTGAAACTAAATTTTCTTCATCATTTGCTAACTGAGAAGCTATACTTTCTAATTTAGTATAACTTTTTTGAGCTTCTTTAAGGCTGTTGTTTTTTTTCCCTATTTCAACATTAACTTCTTTTAAAATATCTCTATAATCTCTAAAAGTAGAGGTTATTTCCTCAGCTTCTTGTTTAGATTCTTTCAGTTTTTTAGGATCTGGAGTATTGTCAGCCATTTTAATGATGAATTAGTTTATTATAAATATTAAAGGGTATCATTTTTTAGATACCCTTTATTTATAAGATGCTGGTGTTTGTGGGGTTATATTAGGTCTAGATATATTGGAACTTCCTCCTTTAGATGCTTTTTTGTATTCTTCATTTTGTTTTTCATAGTATTCATTCATTTTACTATAAATAAACAAACGTAACCAAATAGGCATATTATAAACGGTATGCCAATCATATCCTCCTTGTCCATGAAAACATAATTCATGAACTTGATTAAATAAACTTAACCTATACTCTGGCGTCAGGCCAAAAAAAGTTAAGATTAATTGGAATCTCGACTTCCTCCTCAGAGCCATTAACTTCAATGGTAACATTTAAGTCAACATCTGGTTGGATTTGTCTAATGTACTCCCTTAAAGCTCTTGAGTCTTTAGCTAATAAGTAATTATCTACAAATTCACGAATTTTTTTCTTATCATAGTCACCTTCTACTGAAGTGATAATATATTTTAAACGAGTAGATAAATCAGCTGATGTTTCTTTACTAATTTTTTTCAAACCTTTAAGTTCAGCGTCAATTTTATTTTCGTCTTCACCAGTTAATAACTTAAAAGTAAGATTAGTTTTTGTGGTTGGACAAGTGAAATCAAATTCATTTTTAGCTGGTTTAAACATGGTTTCATCAATTTTCTTATGATCTAAAGAACTTAAATCAACAGTAACATCTTCACCACCATAATTAAATGTGTAATCATTACCATATCCTAAAACACGAGCTGCTATTAAAAGAGCATTTTTATCACCAATTAATAAATCTTTTATATCAATTTTAGATACAATAAGAGATTTTAACATTTTATCTAATACAGTTCCATTTTGAATGTATGACTGGTTTGTAAGAATGTCTTCTTCTCTAGCCGTCATATACTTCATTTCAACTTGGCCACTAGATAATGGGGATTCAGGAGGGTAAATTAAACCCTTAGAAGGAAGATCAATTACTTCCGTTGGAAACTTTAATTCTGACATAATTTTTATTTATAGTATAACTTTGTTATCATATATAAATATATGAAGAAAAAAGAAAGCTCGCAAAAATTGCGAGCTTCTTTGTGATTTTTTTATCAATTAGAAATTCAATACGCAGTAATCCATACCAATTGTTAACGACAAGTTAACAGCTGTGTTTTCTGTATCCCAGTTATATTCACCAAAGTTACCACCTTTGATAAATGCACCTTTAATAATCCATTCACTAACAATATCACCTACAGGACCTAATACATTAATAGTTAAGTCTTTCTTATAGAAATCACTGTAACCATCTCTACCTGTTACTGATTCGTGGTGTAAACGTACCCATTCCATCACTGATTGAGCACCTGAAGGGGTAATTGGATCGAATAAAGTTAATGTTAAATCACTCCATTTGGTTTTACCTTTAACTTTACGGTAAACATTAATATGATTTAATATTACTTCACCTTGTTCAAAAGTAACAGCAGATACTTGCTTAATGATATAAGCGGGAATACCGTCAATGTACATGATGAATCTATTGGCCTGTTTTGGTTCGAAGGCGGTGAAAAAGATTTCGTTTGGATTTAATACTGCCATTTTATTTATTTATTATCTTGTTATAAATATTCTATTTTTAAAAAATTATGCTGGGAATTCTACTCCTGTTGGTAAAATGTTAAAGTTTAAGTAGATAAATTCGGCAGTTTTAGTAGGTTGAATATAAATTTGTCCTACCATTTGATTTCTGTCGATTACATCTGCTGTATTGTTGCTTTCATCCATTACTACCTTAAAGGCGTATAATCCTTGTCTTTGTTGTACTGATGCTAAGTATGGATTAACTTGAGCTAAGAAAGCATTACGAGTTGCTATTGTATTTTGTTCAAATACTAAGTTATTAGCTACTTGAGAAATATATGATTTCAAAGCAATTAATAATCTTCTAACATTCACTCTATCTAAAGCACTAGCTTTTGTTTGTAATGTTTTCTGACCATATACTACAACTCCAGTTCCTGGGAAAGTAGCGATTGGGTTTACTTTTCCAGTATATAAACTATCTCTATTAGCTTGAGTTAATTTTTGTTCAGCTCTTACTACAGTTGATAAACCACCTCTGTTAATACCTGCTGGTGCGAACCATGGCTCACTTACACTGTCGTTATAAGCATAAACTCCAGGAATCATTGTTGATGCTGGAACCCAAACTCTTTGGAAAGTATCTGGATCAATTGTTTGAACCCAAGGCCAATAAGCAGCAGCATATGAAGTATTTCTAATTCCAGCTGTTGCTGTCACTTGAGCTACTGTTGAATCATATGATGCTAAATCTACAACATAAAGATTATCACCTCTATTTTGAGTATTATTAATAATGTTTGTTATTTGAGTTTTATGAGTAGCAACATCATCAAGCAAACCAGGTGTAGCTAAAACATTAAACTGATAATCATCTTGGTTTGAAAGTAAATTAATCATATTAGTGTAATCACTTCCTGATAAACCTTGAGTGTTAGTAGTTATTTTATCATAGTATTTACCTTGAGTTGAACTAATTAATGAACCAACTCCATTAGCAAATGAACCACTAGCATTTAATGGTATTGAACCTGTAAACTCTACTTTAGCAGTACCTGAATTATCAAAATAATTTGGTGTTAAAGTATTGATTTCTTTAATTCTAATATATTTTGAATTATTAGGATAAGATCCAGAAATTTGAATTTGATTGTTGGCTACATTATAATTTAATGTTTGATCTCCAATTACTTTAGAAATAAAATTCTCAGAAAGAGGATCTAATGATAATCCAGTCCATGTTTCTAAAACAACTTTATTATTTGTTTCATCATCTCCTCTTCTAACCAATAGAGAGAAAGTACCAGTACTAGTATCACTATTTGCAATTTCCCATCGGTAATTATCAACTGAGCCGCTAGGTAAAGTTCCATCAGTAGCTAAACTTGAACTACTGTTCATTAATTCACCTTTTGAAATTGTTTCAATAACAAAAGCAGCTGAAGCTGATGTTGAACCTGAGATATCAGGGTTGTTAGTTGCTGTCGTCCAATCAGCTGATTCAGATACTACTCTAGCTACTAACAAACTTTCACCACCATTTGCAAAATAGTTATAAGCTGCAATTGAAGTGAAGTAAGTGTAAACATTACTACCACTTGTAAATGTAGTACCAAATGTATTTTGGTATTGTGAGTAAGAAGTAACTACTGTTGGTATTTCAACAGGACCTTTAACTGTAGGTCCAATAATAGCTGCTCCAACAGTTACCGGTTGTTGGGTGATAAATGACTGATCGTTTTCGAGTGCGAGTACGCCAGGGGATATTAGTGTTGATGCCATCTTATTAAGTCGTTATTTGTTAATAAATATTGGCAAAGGGTTCAAAAATCAATTTGTTTTTATAAATTCTCCAGTATTGATGTTTATTGTTCCTTCACCGTATTTTTCATTTATTTTTTTAGCAACTTCAACTTCTTGAGATTTTTGCATTTTCATATCTTCAACAAGTTTTAATTTTTGTAGTTCCAAATCTTGAATTTGATACTCTAAAAATCCAAAAGTTTCAATTAAATTTTTTTGGCTTTGAGAAACTTTATTTATTTCATTTAACTCTTCTTGTGTTAAAACTATTTTTTCCATTTAATATAAATATTAAGATTTTTTAATAAAATACCAACCTTGTGTAAGACCTCCTCCACCATTTACCCATTGACAGTCAAAACTAGTTGGGTTGGCTATTCCTAAAGCAGTTAATGTATTATCACCATTAATAGCTATTGTTACACCTCCTAATCCAAAAATATTTGCTCCGGAGGAAGTTATATAAATATCATCAGAATTTAAATTTGGGGCTTGTAAATCATAATAAGCATTAAAAGTAATTATTTTACCATCATCTTGGGGTGCTAAATTATTAAATAAAAGACCTAAACTTTGTTGACCAAGAGGAGATACTGATTGAGAAATATAAATAACAGAAGGTACACTACTGTCTATAGTATAAGGAACACCAGATGATGTATTATTAAAATCATTAATTAATATATAACTAGGATTATATGAGGTTGGTGTACTTGGTGGAGCATATGATGCTGATATAGCTTGAGAAGCTGAAGTAGCATAAGAAGCAGTGGCCTGTAAGAGATTAGTTAGTGGGTTATATGTAAACATAGTAGTACCATCTCCCTCTTGGTTAGCTGTATAACCTAAAGCTCCCGCTGAACCTGTAATTTGAATATAAGGAACTGAATAACCTTTGTCTGATGCTAGGTTAAAGTTTTTTACTTTGTCGGCGTTAACTGAATTAGCAAAATATCCGCTTCCTGTTGTGCTTCCAATGAATGTAAAAGAACCAGAAACAGTTAAAGCATATCCTATAGTTCCTGTTAAAGCATCTATAGATTGGGTAACATGATAGGACTGGATTGTTTGTCCATTGGTTATACCTGTTTTTGATAATGTTTCTAAAGCCATTTATGATAAATATTATAAGTTTTAAAAGAATTAACGATTATCTATATGAATTATAACTTCATTATAATACTCTATAAAATGTTCATTCCATAAATCCCATTTGATATTAACACCGTCTACAGAATAAACTTCAAAATTATTAAATTTAATTAAGTAGTTATCCCTAAAATTTCTAAATTTTTCTTTTAATTCAGGAGTGCTTAAATGCCATTCTCCTGATATTTTTTTAACATTATTTAAAATATAATTAATATTTTCATCATTAAAAATATCATATTCTCCTCCTTCACAATCTGTTTTTATAAAATCAATTTTTCCTAAACCATATAAATTAATAAATCTAGAAAAAGTAATAGATTCCATTTCAGATTCTCCACCAAATAATACATTAGATTTAACAATAGAATTTATATTTGAAATACCTTTAGGAATAGGAGTAACTTGATAACCTATTAAATTTTTAACAAGTATTTTAAATTCTCTTTCACTAGGTTCAAAACAAAAAATATGTTTTGGATTTTTAGATAAAATAGAATAAGCAAAAGGACCAACACTAGCTCCAATATCAATAACAATATCTCCAGTCTCAACTTGAATTATTTTTTCATAACATTTATCTTTAAAAATTTCTTTTATCATACTTTCTTTATGATATTGACCTATAGACTTTTCAGTACCATCAGAATATATATGTACTTTATCAGTTAATTCATCCATCCAACCCCAATCAAAGTTATTTAAATCTATCATAATGGCAATAAGTTAAAGACTGTTAATGGAGAAATTGATTTTTTACAAATATGTTGTTTATCTGTTCCTTCCCATATTGGGCACCAATCCCAATTTCCTGGGTCAAAAATAAAGTTAGTGTTATTCCAACATGAATTGCAAGCATGTTCATTTTGTATTCTTATATTATTGGATATAAATTCATGATCTTTTTGAGAAAAACCACTAATCATCACTGTTTGTTTTCCTAAAGCCCAATTTATCCAAGATAGTCCTGAGCTTAATCCTATTAAAAATTTAGCGTTATAAAGAATATCCATAGATTCATTCAGTGTTTTACCATGAATATTTAAATTACCTTTTATATTATATGGTTTACTTGTAAGTGTCACTACTGTATACCCTAGTTCATGTAGCATTTTAGATAGTGATACCCAACTATCATAAGGCCACTCTTTACAACCAGCCGTTGATTCAGGAGCAATAACAATATAATCTGCTTTTGTTGATTTAGGTTTTGGGGTAAAATTTATTCCATAATTTACTTCTTTAAATTCTAAACCTAAAATATCTGATGCTGTTTTTTGGAGTGGTTGAGTTTGAGGATAATTAGGATACATTTCAAATTTGTCCCATTTACCTGATTCTCCTCTAAACCATCCTATTCGATATATAACATCACAGTTTATTGATTGTCCTGGTTCTATAAATTCAATGTCTTTATATGTCTCTAATCCTTTAAACCAATGGTTATGAAATGTACTTAAAATTACTTTACAATTATGTTTTTTAGCGAAATCAATAACATAGGGTGTCCAAGCAATTGTGTCACCAATAGATTTTGACTCTAATCCTATTAATACTCGTTTATTATTTAAGTTAAGTTCTTCAATTATATTTCCGTTAACTTTAATTTTCCATTTAGTATAATATGTTCTAGCACATTTTGTCCACATGTTATTAGTGATAGTGTCCTCATGAATAATATTATTATTTTCATCTAAAAATTCAATATGGTATTGTTCTAGTTTATCTCCTACAATTTCTATTTTAGGACCATCAAAATAACTAATTTTTATTTCATTTTTTAATTGAGCATTTTTATATTTATTCCTTTCATAAAATTCTATTATAGTTTTATAACCAATTTGTCCTACTTTTTCCCAACTAAAATTGTGTCTAATTTCTTCTGATTCTTTTAGGGCATTTTTCTTGCATTCATCATACTTTTTATAAGAATACATCATCATTAGTTGTAAATGATTAAAATCAGGTTCATAATAATTACCTGTGTAATCATTAAAATGATTATATGATGAGTTATTTGCTGATTTTTCGCCTAATATATTTACTGGTATTCCTTTATCTTTAGCAAATTCAAGTTGACCTGAACAATTAGAATAGATTGATGGAATACCACAAGCCATTGCTTCAATTAAAGGTAAATTCCAACCTTCAGAACGAGCACAAGATAAAAACACATTACATGATTTTAATATTTTGATATAGTCTTCTCTAGATGGAAAATGAACTACTTTAATTCTTGGATCTGTTAAACTATAATGTTCTAATCTATTTTCTGTTGTTTCTAAACCATCTCCTGAAAAAGGATTATCTATAGAAACAATTAAGTCAACAGGATCATTTTCATTAAATGTATTTAAAAATGTTTCAATAATTTCTTTAGTTGATTTTCTATAATCCCACCTTCCAGCTAAAAAGAATTTAAATCTACCATCTGATGTTAATTCATGAGTTGTTTCTTCAGGGTAAAAAGTATGAACATCAACTCCTTCAGGAACAACTTTAATTTTATCTTCTGGGTATCCTTGTTTGATGGTCACGTCACGTTGCCATTTTGAAGGAACCCATAATTCATCAAATTCTTTTAATTTATTAAAAAATTCTTCTGGTTGTTGGGTTGTTTCCCAAACATTATATGCTATTTTAGGACCATTATATCCATCATAAAATAAATGGTGATTAGTTTCACATAAAACAATATTTAAATCATGTAAAAATTCTTTAGATTTATCATAATATATTTTATGGTTATCTCTTCCACCATTATCATTCCATAATATCTGTTCATGTAATATAGATTTATCTACTTCATTAATATAAAGTTCATTATCATGAGGAGTATCATTAAGACCATCCCATGTTTTACCAATTGTAAAATTCCTAATTTTTAATTGCAAATGTTTAGATAACTCTCTAAAAAAGTCTCTTGTATGTTGGTTATAACCTGTGGTTCCTATATAAGAACCATGAACATATACTTTTGGTTTATAAGTCATAATCTTTTAATCCGT